GATATAGTTGAAAACATACTTTGGGCAGGTATTGCCGGAGCTAGCATTACAGGAGACAACCCAGCAGGAACAGCAAGTGACCCAGCGGTTACTTGTGATTCAACTGATGCAGATGTCTCATTTGAAAGATCTGACCATCACGAGTTATTAAAACTAAACATTTTCTTTGCACTAGAAAATACAACTTATAGACTAAATGATTGTCAAGTTAACCAAGTAGAAATTGACTTTGCAATTGATGGAATTGCAACATTAAACTGGTCTGGTAATGCAACAAGTATTGACCAGGTTACAACAGTAATTGAAGACCCATCAAAGATACTTACTTGTGATTCTGGCTCTGATGTAGATGGCACAAATACACCTACAAATAGCGAGGATAAAGAAGGTACTTACGCAGAGAAGCACAACTATATTGATGTTGGTGCTCCAGACGACGCTGATTATTTAAGAAATAAACTTTCAGCACTAACTTTAGCAGTTGACGCTGCACAAGGTGGTGGTAAATCAGCAGGTGGATTGGATGCAAAAACTTATTCAATTAATATAACTGGTGGAAGTATTACTATTACTAATAATATTACTTACTTGACACCTGAAACACTTGGTCTTGTTGATAAACCAATCGGATCATTTAGTGGTTCTAGACAAATGACAGGTTCTTTAACTTGTTATCTAGACACAAAATCAAACGGTTCTAACCAATTGTTATCAGACTTAGCTGCTGCGACATCATTGGTTAAACCAGAGTTCAACATGAGCCTATTTATGGGTAATGCGGACAGTACAACAGTACCGAACGTAGAGTTTGATATACCGTTAGCTATGTTATCAATTCCAACAATTGAAACAGCTGATGTTATATCAACAACAATTGAATTCGCGGCTTTAGGTACCGGACTAGATTCAGGCGGTACTTCAGGTAACGATATGAGCGTTAAGTATAAAGGTTCAACAACCTTTAGTCAGGACGGTTACAAGGCTACTAACTCAGTAGCATGTAATGCTGACGGTACACAAGATACTGCATAATAATCATGTCAGGATTTAACTTTCTTAAAGAAAGCCAAGTCCATGTAGTTCATGGGGGTAATCGATACAATGTAAAGGTTACTCCCGAACTATCGTTCACTCAAACATTTGCGGAAGATGCATACGAAGTTAAGACTTTGCACGATCAAACAAAGATGTTTAAGGGAACAAGTATAACTAAAGCTAACCCTGCCAACTTTAGTTTTGAGACTCATCTCACATCAGAAAAAGATGAGTCAATCGTGTTAGATCTTTTAACAGATTATGATACATCATCAGGAGAACAACTATTAAAATCTTTTGATATGTATGTAGTCACAAATGAAAGCACTTTTAAATTAGAGGGGTGCGTCATAACTCAAGGAGAGTTTAAGTTTGAAAGAGGTAGTCATTTACGTTTAGCAGTAACTGGCTCAGCGAAAAAACTAGAAAGGGTTGGAAATGAAAGTTATTCACTTCCTGGTAGTTTGCAATCTGCATCTACCACAAGAACTCCCACAGTGCCTATACTTCGTGTAGATATTGGTGGTAATGAACAACCAAATGTTGCGGCTGCTACTATAAGTGTGCAGAACAACATAAATTGGACTCCATATGAAACATTACAAAATAGCCTTAATGTAAATAATGTTGTGGCAAATGTAATGTACCCTTCTAGTTATAGTTTAAATGATAGAGTTGTGAGTGGCAATGTCACTCAATTTATGACTGACTCGACCCTAACAGGTGGGGCAAGAGCAACTCAATTTCAAACTTTCAATCAAAGCACTACTGTTAGAATAAGAACTTTGCACAATGGTTCTTTTTTCTTTGACGCAAACATGACAGGTTGCATGTTTACAAAACGTCCAGGAATAGCAGACGTGTTTTCGCAGACTCTTGATTATAGAATAGTCACTAGTCCTGCGGATTTAGGAACATTAATAACATATTAAATATAGAGGAATAAAAAATTATGGAATTGAAATCATTACTAGTCGATAGTAAAACTGCTTGGGTAGAATTCCCAGGCCTCGAAGATTTTGAAGTAGAGTTAGCAAATCTTTCTAGAAAAGAATTAATAAATTTAAGAAAGAGATGTACTACTAATAAATTTGATAGAAAAACAAGAATGTTTAATGAAGAATTAGACGAAAGTAAATTTGTAGTAGAATTTAGTAAAGCAACAGTATGTGGTTGGAAAGGTTTAAAATTAGGATACCTTGAAGATCTTATACTAGTTGATTTAAAAGGTAAAAATAAAGATGATTTATTACCTTATTCTGAAGAAAATGCAAAATTACTTGTCGAAAACTCACAAGAGTTTGACAACTGGCTCAACGAGGTAGTCTTTGACTTAGACAACTTTCGTTCAAAAGAACCGGAAAAAAGTCCTAAAACAGCTAGACCTGTATCTCAAGAATGATGCAGTAGGCATGACCAAGGACCAATACTTGGACATGTGTGAACAAATGGGTGAAGAACCTGATTGGAAAAAATGTCCTCCAGCATATGAGGACTTTCCTCAAGTTGTTTTAGACGCTATTTCTATCTTTCACAGTATGGGAGATAGAATGTACCCAGACATAGGATATATTGGAAAAGATTTTACAAACTGGAAATTTCTACTAGAAAGATACGATATTAAAGAACATTTAATAGATTATGTTTTTGATTTAGTACTATGGTTAGACGGTAGAAAAATCGAAGACTCTCAGAAAAGATTGAAAGCTGAGTATGATAAGGTAAAGAGAAAAGGTAACATTAAGTAATGGCTAAAGGCGATATTAATATTAAACTTACTATTTCAGGTGACGGCTCGTTAAAGAAAGCCTCAACTGGAATAGATAAAGTTGTACAAAGTGAGAAAAAAGCTGAGAAGCAGTCGAAGAAGACTGACCAACAACTTAAGAAAACGAATAAAACTGCAAAAGATTATGATAAGCAGAATAAATCATTATATCAAAATAACTTAAGTTCAGCAAAAGGATTCTCCAAAATGAATCAAACAATGGGCACAGGTAGTTCTGGGCTTGTTGCTGCGTACGCGACTTTAGCAGCTAACGTTTTTGCTGCAACAGCAGCTTTCAATGCTCTTCGTAGAGCTTCACAAACAGAACAGCTTATCCAAGCACTAGAATCTCTAGGAGAAGCCTCAGGTAGAAATCTAGGTATTTTAGCAGATTCAATAAAAGACGCTACAGGAAATGCTATCGCACTTGACCAAGCACTTGCAACAGCTTCAGTCGGAGCTAGTGCTGGTTTTGACCCAACACAAATCAAAGGACTAGCGGAAGTTGGTCGACTCGCAGCTATATCTCTTGGTAGAGATGTAGGAGATGCGGTTGACAGGCTCACAAGAGGTGCCGCTAAGCTAGAACCTGAGATTCTCGATGAATTAGGTATATTCGTAAGACTAGATGATGCTGCTGCACAGTATGCAGCATCTATTGGTAAATCTGCTTCTGAATTATCAAGATTCGAAAAGAGACAAGCATTTACAAATGCTATTCTTACTCAAGGTAAACAAAAGTTTGATGCTGCAGCCGATATTGATCCGAGTCCATATGATCAATTAGCAGCTACTCTTGGTGACTTATCTAGAACTATAATGAATGTCTTTAATGTTATTCTGGCTCCAATTGCAGGATTCTTTGCAAACAATACTCTTGCTCTTGCAGGATTCTTAGCTATGATTACAAAAGGTATTATGGCTCAAGCTCTTCCAGCTTTACAAACTTTTGGTGAGAGAGCATTAAAAAATGCAGAACAAGCCGAACAGAATGCAAATAGAGAGATAAATGCAAGTAATAAAGCAATTGCAACATTAAGAAAAAGACATACTCCAATTAAAGGATTAGGAGCTGCTTATAATGACTTAGCTGGAAAAATCAAAAAAGGCGAACATACAACAAAAGATTTAGAAGATGCGCAGAAAAAACTTACTAACTACATAATAGGAGCGAAAAAGAGAATAAATGCAGGTGAAGTTAAAAATATAGAACTTGTAAATGAAAGAATAAAACAAGCAGAAATAAGATTAAATCAAACAAGACAATTAGCAGATGAAACAAAAAAGGCTCAAGCGG